GCCTTTAACTCTGTAGCCACGGATCTGTCTCCTCGTAGAGACAGTCCTTACGCGAACGCCCGCTGTCCTGCAGCAGGGTCCACGAGGCAAGCGCTCGTAAGGGCAGCTTGTGTCACGGAGATGGAGTACTTCCCCTCGGGGTTTCCATTTCCGGTCGTCTTTGACGGACACAACTGCTCTTCCTTAAGAGCACAGTTGGAGCGCGTTCGCTCCCGGGTGCACACGGCACTCTCTGGTCCTGACCAGCGTTCTGCTGGCCAGATGTTGAAGAGCTGCCATCGGTTCTTCGACGAGCAGTGCTGTGTTTGCGATCCGGCGATCGCGGAGGCTGCCCGGCGGAGGTGGGCTGACTCTGTCAGCTTGCCCTCCGGCAGCTTGGACCTAGCGAGTTGGTCCAAGGATCCAGTTGGGTTACTCGTCCGAAGAGTCCGTCGACTCCTCGGACCCAACTGGGGGCGTGGGTTGAGCCGCTCGAGGGCCTCTTCAATCGTTCCTGATCAGAACGGTTGCCTCGAGTGGACGCGGAAGATGGGGGGCACTCTGGCGGCTCCCTTTGATTCTCCGCGACCCTTCGACGTCCGTCGAGGGGTTGCGAAAACCAAAGGGAAGTTCAGGGTGGTCACGATGCAGTCTGCCCGTGTGAAGCAGGTCCTGGAACCTGTTAACACTCACCTCTACGACTTTCTCTCGAGGAAGTCGTGGCTGGTGAGGGGCGAGCTGGAGACTGACCACCTCGAGCCGGTGCTCAAGGACCTTCGTGAGTCCGAGGTGTACATCAGTGGCGACTTTGCGTCCGCCACTGATAACATCTCCCTCACGGTGGGAAAGGCCCTCGGGGATCTCCTTTGCGAGTCCCCCCATCTGACTGAGGAGGAGCGGTGGGCCATTCGTGGCACGCTGGCTTGTGACGATCGCTTCTGGGTTTCCAAAAGCGGTCGTCGACATGAGATCCGTCGGGGTCTCATGATGGGCAGTAAACTGTCTTTCAGCTTGCTCTGTCTCATCAACAGGGCGTGCTGGGAGATAGCGAACAGCCTTCGCCAGTGTGCCACGGGTGACTACTCGCCCCGGGCGGCCGTCTTCAACGGCGACGATTGTGCCTTCTGCGGAGATCCCCCTTTCTTCGCAGTCTGGCGTGACGTTGTCGGGGTCTTCGGCATGGTGGTGAATGAGGAGAAGACGGGTCTGTCGTCTGAGTGGATTGAGTTGAATTCCAAGTCATTCGACGTCGTTAGGGGGGCCTTTGTCCCCAAACCCGTCCTCTCTTCTCTTCGCTGCACCTCGCGTCCCGGGTGTGTTCTCACCGCTTTGGTGACGGGGCTGAGGGGGCTTAAGCGGTCCACTCTCATGTGGGCGATCGCGGAACTCCGTTTCCAGATCACTCGCAAGGGGGTGGACCCTTCTGCTATCCCCGCTGGCCTCCTCCGTCGCCTCTTCAGGAAGCGGTGGTTTAGGATCGCGGCCGTCCACAAGCCCGAACTTGTGGAGACAGGAGTGAAGAGAGCGTGGCCGGTGACGTCCTCGGACGTTCGCCCGGCAACAGGGTGGGAGGGAGTCTACGACCGGTCCTGCCGGGAGTTGACTCGTTTCGGCGTTTCCCTCTTACGCGGAGTTCCCCTCCGCGCCTATGAGGTCAGCGTCCCTCGCTCGTGTTGCGTCGCGCCGCTCGGTCCGCGGTTAACTCTGTCACCGTGGTACTGGACTTGGCGGTGGCCGAGTCCTTTACTACGGTGGTGGACCAAGTCTGGCTTCCCAGTGGAGCCGCTGCGTGGTGCTTGGCAGGATTCGCATCCCCACCTGGCATCTACCCGCAGCGTTCGCGCTAGGTACGTCGGAGCCACCCCCCTTGCCTACCTATCCGACTGTGTACGCCCCGACGGCGTCAACTTCGTGTAGGAGGCGGTCCTGCAGTCACGAGGAGTTGCGTGACGCGTGGTGCTTGTATGGCCCGGCTGACCACCGGGTGGACCTCGAACAAGCGGTCCCAGAAAGAGCGTGCAAGTGTCGGAGAGGGTAAAGTCAGAGTGTGTGTAAAGAGTCCAGCGGCTCCGTCATGGTAAGGAGCTTGAACGTTGGTGACACACTACCTCTCCTCGAAACGCGTTGGGCGACGCCCCTGGAAAACTCGTCTCCAGGCGACAACCAGCTAGGCTGGTAGGCTTCGGCCGGGTGTGGCCTCGGACCCCTGG